ATAACATAGCAAATAATAAAGAACAGATAGAGGAGATTAAAAATGGCTAAAGTAGTCGTACTTGAAGATGATACAGAAGCAGAGGAAGCTCCAGCACCTGTAACATGGTATAATAATATCAGTGCATCTAAAATAGATAAGTGGCGTATTTGGCCTCGTATGTTAATCACTCTTTATGGTGTTATGTTTTTTAGAACAACCGAATGGTTTATGGCTCTTCCCGAACCAACTAATGCTCAGAGTGCCTTCATATCTGTTATTGTAGGTGCTGGTGCCGCATGGTTTGGACTCTATTGTGGTTCTGGTGGAAGCAAGGGTAAGTAAAAATGTCTGAAATAACAGATTTAGCTAAAACAATCAGAGAAGAGAACGAAAAAACTCGAGCTCAAAATGAGAGAATTGCAAACGGTGAGGGCCCTTATGCAAAAGAGACAATAGATGCTGCTAAGGCCTCACTAAAAAAACAAGATGAGCAGAGAGCTTTAGCAAAAAAGACTCTTAATATTTCAGAAAGAAGAATGGCCAAAGCAGAAAAACTTAATGATCAAATAAAAGCACAAGAGCAAATAATGGCTAAACAAAAAGAAGCTCTAGAAGAATCGGGTATTGATGCTGATAAGTCTGAAAAATTTCAAAAAGAACAGTTAAAATTAGAAAAATTAAAAGCTAAAAGAGATAGTACAACAGGAGCAGCTGCAGCAGAAGACGAGAATAAACGTAAATTTCGTGAAACAAGAACAGGTAAAGTGCTTGTTGGAATTAAAAATGGTATTTTTGGAATGTCAAAATCCCTTGGTGGTTTACTAAAAGATAAAGCAAAGGCTGGTGTTTCATCAATTTTTGGTTTACTAAAGAAACTTGCTCTTGGTGGTTTAGCTCTTGCTGCAATTGCATTTTTAAATAATCCAAAATTTGCAGAAATGATGAAATTTATTAGAGATGAAGTTATACCAAAAATAGGTAAATTTTATGATGATATATTAGTTCCATTATTTCAAAACTTAAAAACATACTTTTTTGATGTAATAGAAAGTTTTGGTAAGTTTTTTAATGATCCTGATTTAAAGAAATCTATAGACGCATTTAAAAAAGGAAATTTCTTTGAAGGATTTAAAGGTCTTTTTGGCGCTATATTTAAAAAGGGTGGTCTTTTCGATAATTTGGCAACAAATATAATGAACTTCTTTCAAAGAATGTTTGGTTTTGAGGAATCAGATTCATTTTATGGTGCTTTAACAAACGCCTTTAAAACTTTTACAATAGATTTTAGAAATTATTTTATAGATATGGCAAATACATTTTTTAAATCTATTGGTATAGGCAAACAATTAGACCGTATTGGAGCTGATGGCAAAAAAATCAGAAGTAAGGCATTTATAAAACGAGAAAAAGAAATTGAGAAACGGATTGAGGAAAAACCAGAGATTGCCAAAGAGCAAGCAAAAGTTGCCGCTATGCCAGATCAAACTGAAGAAGGTTTAGTTAATATGGAAAAAGTTAAAGCTCAAAAGAAAGTAGATGACGCAAAGGATGTCATTGTAAAGCAAGTTGATAAAACTATTACTATGAGTGAAGAGAGCAAAAAACTACTGTCAAGATTGAAAGCTCAGGTTCGTCCAGGCAGAGATTTAGATAAGCTTATTGATAAAAGTATAAAGAAGCAACAACAATTTATAGCAGTACAAAAAAAGAAACTAGAAGGTGGTTCTAATCTTTCTGGCACAGAACTAAGAGTAGATGCAATTAAACGACTTGAAGAAACAATTAAAGATTTAAAAAGAGCAAAAGATGGTGGTGGTGGTGGAGTCGTAAGTAATAGTGGTAATACTCAACAGAATAATGTTGATAATAGTAGAAGCGTTTCAATGACATCAAAGATGACTGCTCCATCAAGTCCAGTGATTTTAGCTTTAAGCGGAACTCGTTGATCGAAAAAACCCCTGTATTTCTACAGGGGTTTCCGACAAGAGCAGACGCTACACGACTGAACTCTTACCTATTGAGTTTAACCTGTACTGAAGCACATTTACCACTCATAATATCATTGATATTAACCCAACCATCACAGGTAGAATTATCAAAACGTGGTGTACGAATTGGCTCTAAATTAAACCATTCATCATTACGTTTCATACCAATAAAATTGTTATTATTAAAATCATCTAGGTCATCCTTCACTTCTGTAACTTCTGTTACAGGTTGTGCAGAGGGAGCTGGTTGAATACTTTCAATCGCACTCACTATTTCAGCAACCCTAGAATTAGGCCCTACTGAAATACCAGAACCAACATAACCTTTTACTAGATTAAAATCATCACAATTCATAGTAGGTGGGTTGCTCAACTTGAGTGTTCCACGTTGAACATTATCACTACACCGAATTACAACTTCTTCTGCACTAGCAGTAGCACTAAAAAGTACTACCACTGATGCAATCATAATAAAACTCTTCATCAATCAACCTTCCTCTGCAAGTTTTTCAAAATATGACATTGTGTCATCATCGTCTTCAGTATTACTCATTGATACTGTAGGAGCAGGCTCCTCATTTGTATCTACTACAACAGTTGTAGAAGGTGAGTCATCAAACGCATTACCAGTTTGTAAGTCTGTTACATTACCAACTTTGGTAGTACCTGACAATACCGTATTCAAACGAATAGTCAACTCATCATAAGACTTGAAGTTAGTTGGAGCAGTAAACTCTGACAGAGAATATTGTTCTTCCCAAATCTTTTCTAGCTTCTCATCTTTGTCGGCTAGAGCAGATGGTGCTTCAAACTCAGACTTGTCGTAGTTCCAATAACCATCAACCTTACGTAACTTCAACTTGAAGTTTGCACCTTCCCAAAAATCAAATGGATTTACTGGAGTCTCATCTTCAAATGCAGGCTGCATTGTCTCCATGACCTTATCAAAGATTTTCTTACCATAACGATAAAGGAATACTTTACCTTCATTCTCTGGATTTGCACTATCTTTGACAACGTAGATGTTGGAGTAGTACTGCAACTTACGCTTCTGTTTACGAGCAATCTCTTTATCAGACTCAACACCAGAGTTCCAAAACTTAGTGTTCAGTTCTGATACTGGATCATTTTGACTAATGGTGGTAAGAGAGTTCTCAATATACCACTGACCAGTTGGGCCTTGAAACGCATGGTTCCAAAGTTTTACCCAAGGAAGTTCTTCACCCTTTGGTGCTGGAAGAAAACGAATGATAGCAAAACCGTTACCAGTTTTATCCATTACAGGTTTCCAGATACGTTCATCAACGTATGACTTCTTTTCTAGTGGTTTGTTTTCTTGTACTGCTGCACCGAGCAGTTTGTCCAAAGAGTTGGACTTCTTCATTGCACTTAACGACATATGTATCTCCTTATGTTATCGTATGTAATTGTATGTTTTATCGTATGTTTAATATATCACAAAATTTTGTTTTTGTCAAGTACCCTAGATTAGTAAAAGTACCTAAATATCCCGACTGAGGATCAACCCAATAAAATTGGATTTGTGGAAACTCATCAAAAACTATCTCTAATTGCTTCATCCAATTAAGCGGACTAAACCCTTTTGCGTTTTCGGGAAAATAATAATCAGTTCCCTTATAGATGTTATTTATAAGTTTGTTTGGAGAGCTTAAATCAAACCCTACCATGTATATTTCTTCTGCTCCCTCTTGACAAGCAAGATGAATTGCAGTTGTTCCAGCTGACCACCCTTTAGGAGAGTCAATATTTTTTATTGTATCTGTTTCTTTTATGTAAGTAATCCAAACACCAACATCCTTACCCATCTTCAATTTTAAATCTTCCATATCAAGATGGGGAAACTGTTGTATTGCAGCTTCAATCTTTTCATTGATTGTAGTAGGGTCTTTACCAGATATTACACATTGACCTATCAATCCGCCGGGAGTTTCATTATGATGTATGAATGCTTCTGGTATATCAAATCCAAATAACATTCCATCTGCTGCCTCTGAAGGTAATGGATTCCAATCTGCAAACCAACATTGACTTAACTTATGATACCCTGATTCATAAATTTCCTGTTGTATGCCGTAATCTATAGCAATAAGATTATTAACATCACCGTCACGATAGATTGCATTACATCCCCATGTAATTACGTCATTATTATGTATCTTATTTTCACTGGGTTTAAACCAAGCTCTAGATTCACCATTACCTAAAACTAAATGTTTAGTCATGTATTTTATCTCGTAGTTCTTGTACACGATTTTCTAATACACTTACAGCAGTTCTTAAATGTCCTGTATCACTCTCTGTGTATCGACTTTTTATTACTGAAATTTCTTCCATCAAAACAATAATCTTATCTACTGATGCAAGATTACTTTCATTACCATTATACATTTCTTAGGGCCTCCCATGAGTTAGGAAATAAGTCTTTGGCTAACTTATCAATTTGGTCTGCAACCATTTGAGTTTCAACTTGAGTATCTGGTTTGCATCGTAGATTGCATACACGAGCAAATGCCATTAGTGTTCCACTCCAATACCATTCAGTATACATTGATTGTGGTAAGACCATTCTAGCCATCTCTGGTGCAATTCCAGCTTTTAACATATTTTTATATGTTTCGTTGCACCATTGATATGTAGAACTTACACCATATTCTATAGTTTCATCAGAAGAACCTTGCTTCTTATTCTCAGCTGCAAGTCTCCATTCTTTTGGTTCATAAAACTCTACTTCTGTATCTACATAACGTCTGGACACTTCATTCCACACCAAACCGACTTGATGTTTAACAAGTTGTCTGGCAACAAAAATAGGAGCTTTAACATGAAATTGCATAGATGCGTGACCAAAAGGACTCCAGTGATCATGTTTTGCAAGATAGTTAATTAACTTTTCATCTTTAGTAGACAACAAACCTTCTAAAGGCCCAGCTTCTGGAATAGAATCCCATTCAGATGTTTTTGAAAATGATACACGAGCAGCATTAACTACACTTAAATCACTTCCCATATGGTCTATTAATTTTACTTCCATTATATATCCTTAAAAATGGTGCCGGCGAGAGGAGTCGAACCCCTGACATGATGCTTACAAAGCAACTGCTCTACCAACTGAGCTACGCCGGCAATTCCACTTATACCCGCTTTTTGAAGCGGTCATGTCTACGAGGCGAATACCCCTTAGGCCATGCTGGTTGGCGTGATGCAAGCTTGGTGCATCTATCCACCAGATTTAAGTTAGACTTCTCTAACTCAGCATTGTCATATTGCAATGCTTTAATTGTATTTTCAAGAGTAGTAACCTTGCTCTCAAAAAAACCTTCTTCCCGAATGGTGGGATTACCATCCAAGTACACAGTGACTTCCATTAGCTGGACTCCTCTATAAGTTTCAATAATTTCATTCTATACCTTTCAGCACGAATTGTCAAGAACCCTTTGTAATTATTCATAAGTTTTTTTACATCAGGCCACACAAAATCATCCCATACTAACTCCTTATTCCATTTCTCACTAAATTCAACAAGTTCATCCAATATAATCATAGTCTCCAAAGAAACTCTTTTACCCAAATACTCTTTGAGCAATATGGGGTGTTGTTCATTCTTACATTCAAAGAGGGGCTCAAAGTTTTTAACAAGTGGTTGCATCTCTTGAGAGAAGAGTTCATAGAACATCTTCTTTCGTTGTAACCAATCTTCATAATTTTCTTTATTGAAATTTGCAATGTATCCCTCACGATTCTTAATAAAATTTGATACAAAATAGTTAAGAACTTCACTATCATTTTTGCCATACTTGGATGCCAATTTAACAAAGAAAATGCGGTCTTTCCGTTTCCAGAAAGAATCTCTAGAAACTTTTGTTTGACCGCTAAATCTATGATAATCATACCCACCTTTAAAGTGAGCTTTCAAAGCACAATACATTAAATATACGTCAACTGCTTGCATCGTCTTTTCTAAAACCGTCTTCTTCTACTCTACGTTCTACTTTATCGTTACTGATACTAGCTGCAATAAAACTTGCAGCTGCAAGCATAGGAATAACATATATCATTTTATCTGTTAAGTATGCTGTAAGATAGGTTGGTAAGAGAACAATAGCTCCCTTTACCAAGCCTTCTTTTAATCCTTTTTTAATTTCCATATGATTTGAGGCTTATGACCCTCAACTTTTAAAGTTAATGAAGGTACACTAGGGTCTGCATCCCTTGGCCCTACTAAATGCCATGTATGTCCATTTTCAATGTCTTTTGATGCTTTATCAAAAAACTCTTGATTGTCTGTTACAAATAATGCACCAAAAAGTGCTATGACTAATACTATTCCCATTATATATCTCCTATACTGGTAGTTGTGCTTGACGAGGAAGGAAATTTAATTCCCTTGCGTTGGCTTCGATCTTCTCTTTAAGACCTTTAGATAGTAAACTGCTTACTGTGTCTGGTTCAATTCCTTCTTTTTTACAATGCCAAAGGACGGCTTCCATGTGTGTAATTCTTTTTTCTTGTGCAATACTCTCTATTTGGAGAGAAAATGTTTTAGTTGTATTCATTTGTATTCCCATTTTTTAATAAGTTGAGGGGCTAACCGTGGCCCCCCACGCATCTATTAGGTGATGACCCCTGCTGCGTCCGAAGTCGATATACAGCAATAAGGTGGTAGGTTATTCTGTTGCTAAGAAACCTACCGAAACTCCATTAACATTTACTGCTTACGCAGCAAGTGCCATAGGTGCAAAGTTATCGTTTGCGTTTAGTGTTTTGACCAATAACGGAGTCATCCGACAATTCTCCACTCATCTATTCCAGCCTGTCGATCCTAGTTCGCCCCCATCATAAGGACACCATGTTTAGAGTTGTAGGGTGATCAAATCCCTGACTATCGTTCTTATCCATAGTGTCCTTATGGTGGAGGCGTTGGGTACTGCCCCCAAGTCCAGTTCAGTTTTCAATTCGTATCATCAAATTGTATTATATTTATACCACACTTTATTTAAAATGTCAAGTACTTTTTTAAAAAGATGACCCTTTTGTCATGGGTTTAAATTTTCCAATACCAGTTGATAATATACAAAGTAGCCGTTCTTCTAATGGCATTTGTTCTAAGAATGTAAAAGTTCCAGTTGTTTCGTTATGTGTTACTGTAACCATTGGTTTCATTTCATTATTACTTACTGGATGTTGTGCTTTACTTTGACCCAGAAAAACAGGAACCTCACCAAATTTATTATACACATTATTTAAAATAGTATCTGCTCTTCCACATACAATCGGTTTACTACTAGTAACAACTTGCCTAAGCGGTATTTCTTTATTTACAAATGGGTTTAGTGTCGAAAGGTCTGGCTTCTCTTTAGGAAGTTTTTTCACTTCTTTAACGATTTCTGGCTTTGTTTCTGTCTCAGCCGATTGCGTTGTTTGACAACCCACTACTAGAAACATCGCCATCAGAATTGATAGGTGTTTCATTTTGTTCGCTCCATTCGGTAACTGTCTCTTCCAACATAGGAAGATACTCTTCTTTATTCTTCACAAATTCTTGAACAGTGCCATCCTCAGTTACCACAAGAATGACTACTTGATTGATTTCAATGCCTGTTCTTTCTCCAAACATCTCAGCATATGCAGAGCCTTGAATATAATAATTTTCATTCCAAGAATCAGATCGCTCTTTTGTAGATGTTTTGAAATCAATTATAGAAAGTGTATCTTTGTACTCAGCAATGCAATCTACTCGACCTGCCACCTTGTATTTATCACTATAAAGTCCACATTCTTGAGCATGAATGTTATTAACATGAACTAGTACCGATTTTCTTAGTTGTTTGAATAAACACCAAGGAAGAAAATTCTTTGTGTGTTTTGCAAATTCATCAGGAGAATCATTGTGCATATTGTTAAGGTAGTCTTCACACATATGGTGAACCTTAGTACCTCTTGCTGCAGCTGTTCTTGCAATGTGATTTGCAACTTCTTCACCTACACGTTTACGCCACTCGAACAATCCTTGTTTATTACGAACTGATAGAACAGTAGTTATAGAAGGATACTTATTTCCCTCTGGAGTTACGTAAAATCTTTTACGATTTATCGTTTCGGTTGTTAGTTCTGGTAGTTTTACTGGAACGTGATTGTAGTTCATTATTAACTTCTTTCATATTATATGTCACTTTAAATTCTTTTACATTATATGGCACCTGAGATACATCTTCCCAAATATCATAATTAATTTTACTTTTGTATTCTTCAAGTTTATTTTTATATTTGTATTCTTCTGGCACTTTGCCCCATCCTACTTCTCTATCCCATTGCCGTTGTGTGTATCTCATACGTTACGCATTCTTTCTACTAATCTTTTTGCACGATTTGGTACTTGACGATACCAAGCACTATCTACCATCTCATCAGCAGCTGCGTTCCAATCACGAGCATCAACACCACGTTTCATTCCCTTGAATTTACTTAAACGAGGACGACCCATATTGAATATCATATTAGCAATTATTTCCTGAGCATCTTCTGGCAAATCTCCAAAGTCTCCGTAGAGAGATTCGCAGTCAGACAAGACTGAAACGAGATCGGCTTCAAAGGCTTCTTTGACTCTTTCTTCACTAACGGCGGTTCCTGTAGCTTGTCCGTGTTCAGCATCGGAATCCAAAATGAGATGACCAATCCCAAAAGTAGGATAACCAAGATGATCTTTATATATTTCATACTTGACTCCCTCATCAATTTCTAGTTGTTCTCTTAATCTTTCAATATTCATTATTCCATTCCTATTCCTAATTTGGTTTTGTTAATAAGATAACTACGAACAAAACCAGAGCGTACAATATCACCTATAGTAAATTCTGTACAATTAAATTCTTCCATCTCTTCTAAGATACGTAAGAAGTCATGTAATCCATTTTTCTCATTTGTTTTCTGCAAATCAGTTTGACCAAAATCACCACAAAATACAATTTTAGAATCTTGACCAATCCTAGTTATAATCGTATCTAATTCATGAAAGTTTAAGTTTTGACATTCATCTACTATAACAATAGTATTATCAAATGTCAATCCCCTTAGAAAAGAAGTTGATAGAAAATATAATGAGCCCTGTGCTTTTAACTTATCATATAAAGAATTAAACTGTTGTTCGTTAGGCATTTCAAACATGAATTGTACCATGTTCTGATAAGGTACTTGATACAGTGCAGATTTATCTTCTTCATCGCCTGGCAGAAAACCAATCTCTCTAGTAGGAATAAGAGAACGAACTAGAACAACTCTATCGTATTTGGTTTTTAAATCAAAAATATCTTGTAGTGCTAAGTATAGTGAGACAAAAGTCTTACCTGTACCAGCACAACCAAAAAGGAATTGGTTACTTCCTTTTTTCCAAGTTGAAAAAACCTTTTTCTGATTGTCAGTAATAGGTTTTATAGTAGTTAAACTATTGTGATTGATTTCTTTATTTTTCTTTGTTGCCATGATATACCTTATTTATAAAAAGTGAGGAAGGTGTGTAGACCATTAAGCCACGGCGCCGATTCCGGCTGCACACCTTCCTCTGGTGCATGGGCGGATTGACTTCCCAGCTTGCGTAGATACTGTGCATCCATTGCTGAAGTTTGATGTCTCGCCCGCACCATAATTATTTAGTAACTAGTGGATTTTTTTTCTGATGTTTTCTAACCACTTCCTTTGTCTTTAATGATTTATGAGACTCACCAGTTTTATATCTATCAGCCAAATGTGAATTAGGATGAGCAGATGCAATTTGACTCATACGCTCTTTAAATCCCTCATCATTCTTAGGGCCAACACCCATAATATGATCCCCAACAAAAGCTACAGCTACTGGAAGTTGTGCAATGGTAGGATGTGTTTTAAGGTAATTTTCTCTTTCGCTCATAGACATAAATTCTTCAAATTCTTTACCAGTATTCATGTCTCTAAATTTATAAGTTGGCATTATATTTCTTGTTCCTTTTTATATATACACATTATTTCTTTAACAGCAACAGCTTCTGGATATACCGTTTTGCCATATGCTTTTAAATTATCAAGGTCATCATAAATCCATTTTTCACATTTATCAGCATCAGTGAAATATAGTGGTTTTCCATTATAAGTGTGAACACTTACAGAATCTTCTCCACTATACATAGGATCAGCAAAAAACATCACAATCAAAATCATCATTTCTTTCATTAAAATAATTCCATTTGAGTTTTATATTCACCCAATTCTTTGATACGTTTATAAGCATTCTGCAATTGTGCTTGAAGTTCTTTTACGTTACCACGAAGTATTTGATTTTCCTCTGATAAGCTTAAAGTATTGTTATTCAATCCTCTTGCATGAGCAATTTTTTGTTCTTCTGGTGATGTTGGTCTACTTTCTTGCATCATTCTAACTATGTAGTTCGACCGGCTTTCTCTTGTCATTTGTTCCCCCTACGAACCATGCTGGAATTTCACGTTTAGTCCATTTCGCAAATCCAGACTTCTCTAATATATAGTATGTTTGATATGCAAGTACAGTGTCCTCACTTTTGCATTTTTCAGGCATACATTGTGGTGGATCAGTAAAATCCCCATGAGTAATATTCTTGGGATGTTCCCAAAGATGTTGTGTTAATCTTTCTGTAGCATGATGTTTACCATAACGATGAGTATACTCTTTCATTAGAGCATCCATGTGTTGCCACAACCAATCATAGTTTTCTGAATTGGCTCTTACCCAAATAGTGCTTGGATGGTTTTTGTGAGCCATCTTGTATAAACCTTTGGAGTCTGCAATCTCATCACCATCAAGAACACGATGAGCACTACACAACATCTGAGCAGACTCAAGTATCATTTTGACAACGTGTTTATCACAACTCAGTTGAGCTGCAATCACTGGATCACGATCTAGGTAAAAGATATTCATTGACCATACTTCTCCAAAAGATATTCAGAAACAGTAACACCTTTCTTTTCAGCACGTTTGATGATATACCCTTTACGGCCATCACTCAATTTATTGTAGTCTTCCACTACATCTTTTGAATATTTTAAGTTCATCGACCAAATTCTCCATATCCCATTACAAAATTTTCTGCACAATCTTCAGCATAACTAACACTATGATTAGGCAGAGGACGTAATTCATCACGGCCGTCCATTTTCATATCTACATAATATAGTTGATTATCGTCATCCCATAGAACTTTAGCCGTCCTATCACTATATTCTTCTGAACCTATAAAAGTTGACA